GTGAAGATTGGGGATGACGCTGTTATCGGCGCGGGAGCGCTGGTGACGAAGGACGTTCCGGCTGGCGCTACGGTGCTTGGCAAGCCCTCTGAGGTGCGCGTGTCGCGTGGTTACACGGCGCAGCAGAAGGAGAACGAGGCGGCTTATGCGCGGGCGCTGGAGCATGCCAGGGCCGTTGATGAGCATTGGCATCGGTGGGCGCGGGCATGATTACGGTTGCCAGCTTTTTTGCGCCGCGTCCTGAACATCCGTTCTATCAGGATTACACGCCGTATTTGAATCTGCTGCGTGAGTCGTGCGTGCGGTATGGCGCGCGGCATGTTGTGCTGACTGACGATCCATCGGTTGGCGACGATGCGTATGTGACGGAATTGCCGCGCTCGCTGATGAAGGCGGTTCTTGCGGCGCAGTTTGCGTATCTGGCGGATCCGGCCAATGCGTTCACGCCGACGCTGCTGGTTGGCGCGGATTGTGTGCTGGCGAATGACCCAGAGGTGTTTCTGAAGCAGGACGCGGATTTGGTCATTACGGTTGGCGACTTTGCCGATTGCCGGATGAATACCGGGGCAATATTCGTGCCGAAGCCGTGTCAGGTGGCGGAGATTTGGGCAGAAGCTCTTGCGCATGTTGGCGATGATTGGGGAGATGACCAGACTTCGCTATTGCGGGCTATTGAGCAGCGCCCGACGCATGGTTTGTGGTCCGCTAAGGTCGTGGAACTGCCGGTGGATCCTTACAATCTGGCGCCTGAATATCCAGGCGACGATTGCAAGCGCGGTGTGGTTCTGCACTTCCGAGGGAATCGCAAGCGCTGGATGGCGGATTACTGCCGCGAATGGCTGGGTATTGGTCCGGGCGTTGAGCTGGATATGGCGTGCAATACGCCGGACGTGATTATGCGGGCGAATGTGGATGCGTCCCATGCTCGCGGGCTGCCAGTGCTTGGCGAGCAGCTAGAGGCGCACGACGGGCATGCTGTACTGTGTGGTGGCGGTCCGTCTCTGGAATCGACGCTACATGAGATCAGGTGGCGGGAGAGCGTCGGGCAGACAGTCTTTGGATTGAATGGCGCTGCTTCTTGGTTGCTGGATCGCGGGGTTGCTTGCATCGGCGTTATGATGGATCCGCGCGCTAGCAACGCGGTGTTTATTGATCCTCGCTGCCCCTGGTTCATTGCTTCTCAGTGCGCGCCGGAAGTGTTTGATCGTGCGGACGAGCTGGGGATCGAGGTGCATCTTTGGCATTACCTCCATAGCGCTGAGCATCTGGATGTGCCGCGCATGGGCGGTGGTGTGACGATTGGGCTTACCTCAATGGCGCTTGCCTATGTGATGGGTTTTAGGCAACTGCATCTTTATGGCTATGACAGCAGCGCGCGGGATGATGGCGAGAACCACGCGTACGGACAGGCTGAGTCCGGCACGGATGCGATGCGCGTTGAGGCGTGGAGCGGCGATCGTCAGTTCGTGACATCGCCAGCGATGTTTGCGCAGGCCCGCGCGTTTCCGAATTGGGCCGCTACTCTCGCGAATGCGGGCACGGTGATTACCGTTCATGGCGACGGACTTTTGCCATCTCTGGCGCGGCACATGCACGCCGCAACCCTGCTACAAGGAGAAGGACTAGCAGCATGAGTACTCCCGGCGAACTGATGGCCGCTGGCATCCCGTGGGGTGCGGCGACTCAAATTGGACAGGATCTGTCTTCTGGCCTTGTTGCCAGCGGCACTACGAAAAGTGGCGCGCTGGTGCTGGTTGGACATCAGAACATTTTTGTCACGGTGTCTTCCGGCAAGGCTTGCTCACTGCCGCCCGCTGGCGGATCGTCCATTGTGACGATTTACAATGGCGGATCGAATAGCTTGGCTGTGTTCACGTCTCCCAATGCATCAGATACGATCAATGCTCTGAGCACTGGCGCGTCGTTCTCTGTGACAAACGGCAAGTCGGCAATCTTTGTGCCGTCTAAGAATACGTGGGTTGCGAACCTCAGCGCATGAGTGATTTCACAACGCGGCTGCCGACAGCGCGAGACTACTTCCGCTCGACCAGCATCAGTCCAGAGCGCGATCCGACGCAGCCACGGTTCTTCATGGATCCGGTGCAGGACGAGGTTGCGACGGCTCGCGAGGGGCGTCCGATCTTCCGCGAGCGCGAGCTTATACAGATCCTCCAGCCCGGCTCGCCTAATCAGCCGACGTTTGAGGTTACGGACGAGCATCGGCAGCGGTGGCCGGATCAGTATGCGAAGTTCAAGCAGGGTCTTGAACAGTCTGCCGCTGGTTGGCCGCTTGAGCAGTGGGGCGTTCTAAGCCGCGCCCAGGTGCTTGAGATGAAGGCGATTGGCCTTTCCACGGTTGAGCAGCTTGCCGGCATGTCGGATGTGCATCTCCAGCAAATCCGCATGGGCGGTCGCCGGTTGCGCGATCTCGCCAAGGCAGCGCTCGATGATGCGGAAGCAACCGCTATGCTGAGTGCCGCGACGCGCGAGAACGAGCAGATGCGCGCTGAGATGGCGGAACTGCGCGCGGCTTTGGCGCAGCAGTCGGAAATGCTCAACCGGGTGAGCGCCCAGCTTCTTGCGGAGAAGGACAAGCCGCACGAGCTGGCAACGTATGTGCCGGGTGAGCATGGCTTGCAGCCGCAGCAGATGGCGCCGCATATCGCGCAGTCGTCTTTGGACAATCTGCCGGAACCGCGTCGGCGCGGTAGGCCGCCTAAGGAGGCCGTCAATGGCAGCTAAGTTCCGCACGCCGTCTGGTAGCGTGAGTGCTGCTGGGCGCCGCGCAGCGTCCGCTAAGGGCGATACAATGCCTGGTGGGCGCTTCCCGATCCGCAATGCTAGCGATCTGGCTAATGCCAAGCACGACATTGGCCGCGCGAAGGATCCCGGCGCAGTTCGGGCGTGGATCAACAAGCGGGCTGATGAGATGGGCAAGCCTGGCGTTGGCGGCGTTGCCAAGAAGGTTGAGAAGCGCGTTTCAGAGAGGAACGACCGATGAGCGGGTTCGTTGGACAGCCTGCGCCTGTTATGCCGGCGCAGCAGCCTATGGGCGGTGGTCAGGGGGCTAGCCCTCTGGCGCAGGCTATGATGGGGCGCATGGCGCAGCCGATGCCGCAGATGCAGAGTCCTATGTCGCAGATTCCTCTGTCCAGCTTGTTGACGGCAATGCGCGCTGGTCAGCCTGCGCCTGGGACTGTTGTAGGCAATGCGCCTGTCATGGGGCCGCAGGGAGTGAATCCCGCTCAGTTGGCATCGATGCAAGGAAATGCGCAGGGCATGTTCCCGACTCCGATGGCGGGCAATGGCGGGATGGGCGGACTTTACTGATGCCGTCGAAAAGTGGGAAGCAGGCGCGCTTTATGAGGGCTGCGGCAAATAACCCCGGCTTTGCTAAGCGTGCAGGCATCCCGCAAAGCGTTGCGCGTGAGTTTGTGGTTGCAGATGAGGGCCGGAAATTTTCGCCGGCCAAACCTGAAGGAAAAAACAATGAGCGTCGTATTTCAGCACGCTGACGGCCGCATTATGGTTGACGAGGGGTGGGCTGGCGGCATTGGCGGCGGTGTGGTGCATCGCTTCCACCGTCTTGCCGATGAAGTCGAGGCGGCGGCGTATCGCCTTCTGCATGGGCTAGAGGCGCCGGAAGTTCCGGTTGTCGCTGAGGTTCCGCAGGAAGAAGCGGCGCCGGCTGAGGTTGTGGAGCCTGAAGCCGCCCCCGTCGCGGAATGAGTCTCCTTAGCATCTGTCAAGCAGTTGCGAACTACATCCCCGTAGCTGTTCCGACTGCGATTATCGGCAATTCTGACACGACTGCGCAGCTTATGCTGGCAGCGGCGAACCTTGCTGGTCAGGAGATAGCGCGCCGCCCTCCTGGCGGCTGGGTCTCCATGCAGATGCAGTATGAGTTCCAGACTGCCGCAACGCAGCAGGTTAATGGGACGATCTCCAACGCTGCGCCTGGTGGATTGGGGCAAATTACGATAGCGCAGACCGCTGGCAATACGACTGCGCTTGCGCCGCTGTTGGTTGACTTCAATGCTAGCCTTACCATGCTGACGTGGACCGCTAGCGGCGATGGCGTGTTCAACAATACGAACCTGACCAGCATGGTGTCGTCTGGCGGCAATTGGGTTATCAACCTCAATACCGCAGCGACCAGCACTGGTTCGGGAACATTTGAGTTCGGCAAGTCTGACTATCCGCTGCCGAGCGACTTTGAGCGCCCGATTGATAACACCTTCTGGGATCGCTCGCGCTATTGGGCAATGCGCGGCCCGCAAAGTCCGCAGCAGTGGCAGCTTTATAAGTCCAGCGTTATCGGCAAGGCGACAATCCAGCGGCGTTATCGGTTTCTTGAGATTGCCGGCGCTCAGTATATCTCGATCGATCCGACGCCGTTTGATAACGGCTCGTATCTTGTTTTCGAATACATCTCGAATGCTTATTGCAAGAGCGCGGCGGGGACGCCGAAAACCAGCTTCACTGCTGACGATGATGTGGGGATTGTAGACGAGTATCTGATCCAATTGAACGTGCTATGGCGCACGTTGCGGCGTCTTGGCTTGGGATACTCGGACGAGCTGGCGGATTACGAGCGGCAGGTTGACAAGGCGCTTGGGCAGGATGGCGCGGCGGCTACGTTGGATTTGACGCCGAGTGAGCAATTGACGCTGCTTGGGCCCTGGAACCTCCCCGAAACTGGGTTTGGGAATATGTTAGGATAATGGGCCCAAACCCCTTGCAATACCGAACTAATTGCCATATATCGGCCCTATGGCAAGGACAAAACCGCCTCTGCGTGAGGCGTTCAATGCCCGTTACCTCGTTAATCAGGAAACGGGTTGCTGGGAATGGACCGGCGAAAAGTCAAAGGGGAATTACGGGCAGTATCAAACTGCTAAATTCCGTGAGCCGGGCGCTCAGAAATATACGCGCAAGCGTATATATGCTCATCGCCTATCTTGGGAGCTTCATTACGGCCCTATACCAGATAAGCTTGAGGTCTGCCATCGCTGTGATAATCCGCCATGCGTTAACCCAAGGCATTTGTTTCTTGGGACTCATGCAGAGAATCAAAGGGACATGGCGGAAAAAGCACGCTCGCAGCGTGGAGAGCGGCAGCACCGGGCTCGTCTTACGGAGTTCGCTGTGAGAGAAATCATGGCGTCAACGGAAAGCAACATCGTGCTGGGGCGTCGTTTTGGTGTTAACGATGCTACAATTAGCAATGTTCGGTGCGGAGCGACTTGGGCGCATCTTGGGCTCACGCGTAGCGATGATCCTAAGGTCAATCAGGGCCTAGCGGGTTCAAAGCATCCAAGTGCAGTTTTAACGGAATCAGCTATTCCAGACATACGCGCTCGTCTGGAGGCTGGCGAAGGATGCAAGTCTATCGGAGATAGTTACGGCGTCAGTGGCGCCGTGATCCGACACGTTCAGCGCGGTAGAACATGGACGCACGTTAAATAAATGGCCATTAACACAATCAACCAACAGCCTACGACGATCACGCTCCAGCTCACGGACCTACTGCTGGCGTGGCAGTCGGCGCAGTCGCCATCCACGCGCTCTATGCCGATTTCATCGCTGGGCACATATTATGCGGCGCTGTCTGGTGCGGCGTTCACTGGCCCTGTGTCAATGAGCAGCACGCTCACGACAAATGGCGCGGTGACGATAACGGCTGGTGGCATCACGGTTACTGGCACGACTTCCACGGTCAATGGCGCGTTGGCGGTGACTGGGCCGCTATCTGGCGCGCTGACCAATTACCTCAGCGGCATGATCCTGTCGAATGACGGAAGCACGCCGAATACTGTGCTGGACATATCCGCAGGGCAGTGTGCGGACAGCACGAATGCCACTGTGGTAGTGCTGCCTGCGTTCACCAAGTCAACTGGCGGCGCGTGGGCGTCTGGCAGCGGTTCCAACGGCATGGGTAATGGCCTGACGATTGCGAACAGCACTTGGTATCATGTGTTCGCCATCCTAAACGGCGGCAATCCTGATGTGTATTTCGATACATCGGTGACAGCGGGCAATGCTCCAACAGGCACGACGGCTAGTCGGCGCATTGGGTCGTTCTTAACCGACGGATCGGCGCATATAATTCCATTCAACCAGGCTGGGGATTTGTTTACTTGGAAAACCCCAGTTCTGGACGTGAATGCGGCGACTCCGACATCGGGAGCGCAGAATGCGGTCACCATTAGCGTTCCGACTGGAGTAATAGTCACAGCACAGATGAATTTGTCGGCTAGCTACGCTAGTGGCGGCGGGACAACTCTTTTTGTTTATCCAACATTCCTCTCAGCTACTCCAGCTCTTGCTGTTGTAAAGGCTTTCGTGGCCGGCACTTCTAATGCTGGCGTAGTTCAGTGCTTAACAAACAACGCATCAAAGGTAAGCGTTAAGCTGACCTATGGTGGTTCAACGACGTATTCTCTTGAAACCACGGGCTGGCTCGACCAGCGAGGGCGTCTCGGCTAATGCCAGCAACGCTCCAGCAGAGACTACAAGGCGCGACGCAGGCATTTACGCAGCCTACATCGCTTGCTGCGCCGCTCAAGGGGTGGAACACCCGCGACGAGTTGGACGCGATGGATCCGCTTGATGCGGTGCAACTGGACAACTTCTACCCCGATTCGCAGGGCGTCTATGTGCGTAATGGCTCGCAGCTATATGCGACTGGGCTTGGGAACGGTCCCGTGGAGACGCTTGCAGAGTTCCGCAACGCCACTCAAGACAAGCTGATAGGGGCGTGCCAAGGGTCAGTCTTTGATGTGACTTCGCCTGGTTCGGTGGGTGCGGCGCTGGGAACGGGCTTTGCCAGCGACCGTTGGCAATCGGTGAATTTCCTCAATCGGCTGTTCCTGGTGAATGGCGCGGACACGGCGCAGGTTTACGATGGCTCGACGCTTTCGGATGCCTCGTTTACCGGCGTCACGCTTTCCACGCTGATTGGCGTGTTTCAGTACCAGCAGCGGTTGTTCTTCTGGCAGGTTAACTCGACCGGCTTCTGGTATGCTCCGCTTAACTCGCTGAGCGGCGCTCTGACGTTTTATGATCTTTCCCCCTTTGCACCTCGTGGCGGGACGCTGACGGCGGTGGCGTCCATCACACATGACGGCGGTAATGGCGTTCTCGATTACATCTGCTTCATTATGTCGTCCGGTGATGCGCTGATATTCTTCGGCAATGATCCGGGGCTTTCGACTTCATGGCAGCAGATCGGGCGGTATCGCGTTTCGCCCCCGATCAGCATTCGGGCTGTGTGCCAGTATGGGGCTGACAGCTATCTGGCAACCTTTGACGATTACATGCCGCTTCAGCAGCAGTTGGTTGCGCTGAAGGTTGGAACAATGCCGCCGCGCTCTAAGATCTCGGGGGCGGTCCAGGCGGCCATTGCGGCTAATCCAAATGGCTTTGGCTGGCAGGCGCTGTATTACCCCAAGGGGCGCCGGCTGATTTTCAATGTGCCGAACCC